ACATTCACCTGTGGTGTTGCAATCTTAGCTGTTGTAAGATCTCGCATACCAGACTTCATAGCACCTACATAACCATCTTTAGAGAAAGCATTAGGGATATTATTTTTGGCATCGCCCATCATACCTTTCATTGCATAATGATTGAATGCATATTTAGTATAGTCGTCTCCAATTTCTTTGGTCATTTTCTTAGATACACGATCAGCAGTATCTCTGTTAGTAATTGCAGCTATGTTGAATTGGTCACGGTCAAAGTCACCTTTCATACCTGTCATCTGAGAGACATCTACTGTTTTACTTTTCTGTCCATCTATCTTCAGCTTAGCTCTCTTCATAGGAACAGACATAACTCCATCAGACAGACTCTCATCCATACGATAGTTAACAAACTGGAATGATTCCGGACCTGTAGTAGGATGTCTCCAAGAACCACCTTGTAATGTTTTACCTTTCAAGAACAGGTTCTTCTGTTCATCTATAAACTTTTTCTCTTTGTCAGTCTTTGCTCTGTCGTATAAGTCACCAAACATATCTAGACCAGACTTCTGTGAGATTCTAAATGTATTATCTCCTGATTCTTTAGCTGTCTGTCTGATACCAGTTAAGTATTTAGATCCTAGTATCTTACCGCCGCCGGCAGCAATTGATTCTGACTCTTGGAAAGCACTGTTTCTTAGTCTCTTTGCAATAGGTTCTAGTTCTTTATCAGAAGCTCCACTAGCAATCATCTTTCTTAGTAGACCAAGATCTTTTGATATAGGTGAGTCAATAAGTTTTCCACTATTAACAAGTTTCCTTTTCATGAATTCTTCATTCTTTCCAGGGACATAGATCTTAGACGAACCTCCGAAAGCATCTAGCTTTCTTCCTATATCAACATATCTACCTTGATCGGTAATCATATTCTTCTCTGTCATCTGACCTAGCTTCAGCTTGTCTGTAGGAATCTTATCCATAGCTAATCTAGCTTTTTCTTTAAGAGGAGTAGTACCAATCATACTAGCAGTCATCTTGTCTACTTCCTGGAGTCCAACCTTACCCATCCTTCTTCCTGATAGTTCAGCTGCAAACATCTGACCTTCGTCACCCTTCATTGCTAGTGATCTAAAACCAGTAGCCTCCATGGAACCAAGGTTACCTGAACCTCCACCATAAGCTTTATCTCCTAGCCTCATCTTAGATAAACCTATAACACCTTTTGATTGATCAACAGCATTCTCTATGCCGAGAGCACTAGCTCTCTCAGAGTCAACCATTCCAAACGTAAGTCCAAGCTCTTCTTCACTGAAACCTAGTTTATTTGCAATACCAACCATGTCTGTTTGTATCTTTAGTTCAGCAGCAGCAATATCATTTAATTTGCTTAGTCTACTAACTCCAAGTTTACGAGATGGATTCTTAAGCAATTGTTCTGCTAGTCTAGCATTCCTGTCATTGAGTTCTCCTCTTGTTAGTTTATCCGCCGCAATCATAGAGAGAGCTTCTGTCTGTTGTTCCATCATAGCCATCTTGTTTCTCTGAACAAGCTTACCATTAACAATAGCTTCTATGTCCTGTCCTGCAATTCGGTTCTTATTGATACCAGCAAGATTCATTACTTCCATCATCTCAGCATCACTTCTTTGACGGCCCATAAATTTAACATCTTCACTAAAGAACTTCCACCATTCGTTTCCTTCGAGTACTTGACGTTCTCTTTGGAAGATAGTCATCTCATTGGCACCAGTCATCTGGCCACCAAGGACGTCAACTCTACCAATACCATTCTCAGCACTACTGAATAACTCCTTACCACTGCCTCTTTCGATCCCTAAGAACTGACCGTTATCTATAGTGTTATCTAAAGTGAATACTTCTCCTAGACTTTTGCCTCTGGCAGCACCCATAAGTGACTTGTTTATCTCACTGGAGTTATCTAGTATTATTTTCTTTTGAACAATTCTCTCGTGCTCCATCATTCTGGTAGCCTTTTCAGAGATAAGCATCTCTTCTTCAAACATTGCATTTGCTAAGTTGCCTGATTCTAATGATTCTGGTTTAGCATAAAAGGTAGTCAACTGTGGAGAACTAAAGGCTTTTTCGTCTGCGGCATCCAGACCACCATAGACTATGTTTTTATATTCTAGTCCCTGTGTCTTTCTATCTAGACGATCATAATAGTTTCCAAACTCACCAGCAAAGGTACCATCCATACCTGCAGCTATATTCTTAGACTCAGCTGTGACACCCCACTCTTTAAAGAACTGAGTAGGTCTTTTGTCTGGAGACATTAGACGGCCTTGATGGCCGAATAGATCTACAGCAATATCCGAAGTCATCATAGTACCTTTAGCAACAGTATCTGGACTACCATAAGGAAATACGTTTCTTCCTTTAGATATCATATCTCCTACCATATCTTCAGATAGATCTCCTTCACCTGTCCATACTGTTTGCATTCTTGTCAATCTATTTGTTGCTAGATCACCAGAGCTAGCTACTTCTTCTGGTAGAGTCCACACTGCTTGTGACATAGCTCTAGATTGTTCACTCTTAGTTATGTCTAGTAGATCTCTGTCTACACCTCTTACTGCATCATTCATACCTGGGACAGAAGAGTGCTTGCCTGTAGCCCCTTCTATCTGTGCTACGTATCTGTCAACGAATTCTAAGTTATCATCAGTTGCATTAAAAGACTCTCTAGTTAAATACCTAGAAGTTAGATTCTCTCCACCATATGTAACACCTGTATCTAAGAGAGGTATAGATACTTGTTGTGGTCCAATGCGACCAGACATGACTGGGGTTCTTACTTGTTTGCCATCAACCACATCATCTATAATATTAAATGTATTAAAGTTTAATTCGCCACCAGTAGATTTATTTAATCTCTGACCGAAGTCCATTGCATTGTCGTATGCCTCGTCACCTAGTTCAGTTCTAAGCTGTCTCATAGTATAGCTCTGTCTAGGCTTGGCAGAGAACTTCATGTCATCTTCATTTGGCATTACTGCATTAGAGAATTCAGCCATACGTTCTTTGTCGTAGTATCCTGCATCTCCCAGGTTTTGCATAGAAGAAGCAAACATATCTTCTGCTCCTCCAGCTTTTCTTATAGCACCTGTGGCAACACCATATGCATCTTCAGCTGAACCTTGTGAAAGAACAAGAGCCTTCATAACACTAGCATCAGCATGATCCATTTGTCCGCCGGCGAGAATAGAACGATAAGTAGCATTAGCTATATCATTTTGTATTCTACCACCACTAGTGTCCGATAAACCTTGAAGCATAAAACCGTCTATGTTGTTGATATTCCTTTGTAATCTAGGATTGACATTGAAAGAACCGATACCCTCTAGTCTTTTTACAGTCTCAGAAGTAATGTCTCTATTACCTGTGAGTATAGCACTCTTTAGTTCTGGGTATGATTTGTATACTCCATAACCTGCTCCACCCATTAATGATCCCCATGCACTAGTAGACCATAAGGCTGACCGTTCTTCTCTATTATCTACCATTATCCTACTCCCATAGATCTGTAAGCTTCACCAATCATGTTGGTCCTACTATCTTTTATTTCTATATTATACGATGAGTCAATGTCTGCATCAATTCTTCTTGAGCTTGATTGTCCTGCTACACTTCCATCAGAAAAGATATTTGCTGTGGCACGAGAAGCAAGTTCCATATGTTCATCATTGTTTAAATTACCAGCATTGTCAAGTTCTGCTACTAGTTCATCAGAAATGTATGGCTTACGAGCGAGTGATTTTAATCTATCTCCCCATAGGTCAAAATCATGATGGTCTAATCCGGCGTTCTGAACATACTTGAGTTTGACGTCATCCATATCGACAGATGGGTGCCATCCTAACCAGTCAGCTCCAGGTAGAGAATGGGTAGCAAAGTATTGGTTTGCTTTCTTTTGTCTAATCCAATCATCAAAAGGAATCTTCCCTCCTGTTTCGGACATCCATTGCTTCTCTAGTTCAGGTGATATTTCAAAGCCTTCAGAGATACGGGCTTTTGCAGTTGCAGCTAGAACCTGATCATCCTTCTGTTGAGCTATCTTGGCTTCTTTCTTGGCTCTGGATGTTTGCTCTTCCTGTCTTAACCATACAGATTTATATATTCTTTTAGCATTCTCTGGTACAAGACTAAGTATTTCTTGTCTTTCTTCATCTGATCTAGCATCTGAGAAAGCCTGAAAGTAATCTCTTTCAGCACGAGGTAATGCTCTCATTACATTCTGAGGAGAGGCAAATACATCTGCTCCGAACATAGTCTCTATCTCAGCTCTTCGATCTCCAGTCTTCTTAGCTTTAGCCCATTTCAACATATCGAAATAGTTATCTATTGCTCTTCTCTTCTGTACAGCTTTAGGTATCTCACTATCACCCATAGAGTATTCAGCAGTCTCCTTAGCAGGAGACAAGAAGTTCTCTATAGGTTTATCCCAGAATGCATTGCCAGTACCAATTGCCTGTGTCTTTACATAGTCCTCAACAGCACTTCTTTGTCTAATCATCTTAGATGCAGGAGACATAGGAGTCAACATCTCGAGTGGAGAATCCATTCCATGTAGTATGTTTTCAGATATACGTCCAGCCATTTTCTCTGCACCAGAGAATCTTATCTGTCTGAACTCATCTTGTAGAGCTTTGTGTTCTGCAAGACCCTCTTTAACCATCATCTCTCCATAATCATTACCTCTGACCATGGCTACAGCTTTTTGTCTACCGCCAGAACGAGTTAAATCTATTCCTCTGCTATCAAGAGAAGGAGTTACTAGATCTACTGTTTGTCCTAAGAGTGTGTCTTCTGCAAATCTTCTTGCTTTTTCTTGGTCAGCTATCTTTCCTATTCCCTGTAGCTGAACATTCATATCTCCAAGTTCTTTAGTTCTTACTGTAGTTGGATTTATAATATCTGTTATTGTGGCTCTTCTACTTTTCAGCTGAGAGGAATCATAGTTATATTCTTGGAACTCTTTCTTAATCTTCTTAGATTTTACTTGTTGTTGTATTCTATCTAATAGTTGTTTATCTCGTTCAGACAGATTACCACGTTGTGCTTTAGCTTGACTCAGAGTATTCTTATACTCTTTGGACCACATAGCTACATCACCTAAGATCTTCAAGCGATGCATCATAGAATAATCTTCAGGAGCTACTCCAGCCATATCTGGGTTGAGAGCAGCATAACCTTCTCCAGGTAATCTAATTTCAGCTTCTTTAATCTTATCAAATGGATTGCCATGCTTCAGGTCCATGAAATAATCATTAGGCATCCATGAAGGCATATCATTCTCTAGTGGGTTATATGTATCCAAGTAACTTCTAGTGTGAGGAATAAAACGTCTAACAACCTCTGACGTACCCATAGCTCCACCGACATTCAAGTGACTCCATAACCAGTATTCAGATCCAGTCTCTTTACCCATTGTATCTAGAGTTATTTTGTTCTGGAAGGCTTCTTCTCTACCAGTGAATGCTTTTTCTAAAGCTCCTTCTGCGAATCCAACAAGACCAACAGCTTCACGTCTTCTATAGTTAAGCTCATTTAATAACTGGCTAGCAGAGTCAGGAGCAACTGGTGCACCAGGCTTTAAGCCACCAAGTTCATAGTCAGGTTCTGTTTCAGGACGAGGGTCAGCAAGATGTTTGTATTCGCCGCCACCAAGATTCCATTCATCTTCTCTAACAGTCTTTCTTGGTTTTAATAACTTACCAATAGTAGCAGAGATGAGTGAACCTATAAAAGGAATGTCATCTCCATATGTACTTGTTAAAGGAGCTGGTCTAGACTTCGCATACTTATCATCATAATGATACTTCCAGTCGTCTGACCCAAACAAAGCTTTCATTGGATTTAGTAATGGATCATGATCCCACTTCTCTTCTTCACTTCCATAAAGACCCTTCTCGAATGCACGAGTTTTCATTCTATGAATCATATGAGGACGATAGTATTCTATCTTTCCACCTTCATAGCCAGAGCTTCTACCGAATTCCCACCATCTACCTTTTCTGACAGCTACATCTTCTTCACCAGAATACATTCTTTTTAATTGTTCTGGATCGTCTGCTGTGCCTAAAAGATTAAGTCCAGGTATCGCAGCAGATACATTTCCTGATAGCAGACTTAAACCTGAAGAGATTCCAGTCCAAGCAGCAAGACCTGCAATAGCACCAAGAGCATATGGATTCTTAATCTTAGATAAATACTTTCCTGGTTTAGTTGAAGCTATCTTCTTTCCTATTCCAGTCTCCCAGAGGTCACCATATCCTTCTTGCATGGAGTGACGTGTGTTATCAAAGATCTCTCCTAAGGCTCCTCCGTCTTGTATCTTTGTTTTTCCAGCCTTATACAAGAACTTGCCATACTGACTAAAGCCAGCAGTGAGTGCACCTACACCTGCAAAACCAATTGCTGTTTTAGCTGACACTAAACCAGGAGTCACTTCTTCTTGATTCCTTAGGGAATCTGAAATACCTAAAGCTTCTGAAACTTCAGCTCTACCTACAGCAGCATCAGTAAACATAGATGCTACTCCATGGAATAGACCGTCATCAAACCTTGGAGCTAGAGCAGTATATAAACCTACAGCTGCACCTATACCGGCACCCATCTTACTGAACCTAACTCCTGGCTTATTAAACAACAAGCCACCAGCTGCAGCTCCACTAAGTCCACCTATAGCAACTGCAGAAGCATCTCCTTCTGATCTTAGATAGTCATAATAAGAAAGACCTTTATAGGCTGCACCTAATATCATACCTTTCTTTACATACCTGCCCAGCATCTGGGTAGAGGTACCAGGATCAATACCTGCATCTCTGATCAGTGGTATCTTATGGAGTACATCTCCAATGACTGGGATTTCAAAAGGTTTTGTTAGTAGGTTATTTAATCTACCTGCAGTTGATGCAGCTTTAGCTCTAAGAAGTTTACTTCCTATTTCTGCTTTGGCTAACAGTCGTTGTTGTCCAGTAGAAAGGGAAATGTTCTTTCCCATTACATTTATATTTTCTCTAAACCTAGCACCTAATAGAAGCTGCCTCTTCTTCTCTAGTGGAGTTAGTGACTTCTTCCAATCTTTAAAAGGTATATCTATATTTAGTTTCTTGTAATCAGATCTAAGAATTGATTCACTGAGAGAGTCTTCACGTCCGAGTTTGGTGCCTTGTATCCTAGCATAGTAGTCTGCAATACCAGAACCCTTCTGGGTTCCAGATTCTATATTTAGGGCTAGTCCTATCTTTTTCCCGCCGGAAGAAACATCACCAAAGATAGCTCCAGTTCTTTCTGCATTTATACTAGAAGATGTAGATCCAAAGGTAGTCCTCATATAGTCAGCATAATGCCCACCTTCTCTGAGGATAGAATCATCTACTTTACCTTTGTCCCAGCTTTCAAGAACAGAGAAGTATTCTGATAGACGGAACGTCTTCATTACTCCACCTGGAAAACCAGATTCAACAGCACGTATAACATTTAAATATTGATCCCAGACACGACCTGTCTTTGTGGGGATAAAACCAAGACCAGCAATAGCAGATGCTGCTACTCCAGCTTCAACAAGCCCGAAGTTATCTTCTCCAGGCATAGCTTGCTGAGGGCCAGAAGCTGTTATTCGGTTATTATCAACAGGCATTTACTCTCCTTAGAAACGTCCGTGTCGTCTTTGATGAGCGACTTCTTGCTCCTTTGCTCTTGACTTAGCTTTCTCTCTCATCTCCATTTGCATCCTTCTCTTCTCTTGAGATTCAGGATCAGCTCCATCTGTCTCAAATTCATTCTGAGCATTAGAATCTTGTCTAATTAAATCTTCCACAGAGTATTGTTTTGGCTTCTGAGTTTCCTCTTTACCAATTAAACTAAATGGTGTTTCCATTATACCTCGTTCTAACATTACTTTCTCGGCCTGTATAAAATTACTGACTAATTGTTCATATGTTAGAGCGTCTAATAGCTCGAATGTATATCCAGAAAAGACCTGACAAACGGTACGTTTCATATAATTGATATTGCTGTCATTAGAAGACCTTAGTCTTTTGAACATTCCTTCTGTAAAAGGCATGGAGTTTTGGTCCATGCCAGATAAGAAGAGAATAGTTTTTGCTAATGATTCAGGAATACCAGCATGCATCTCAGAATCATGGATAGCTATAGCCTTGTCCTCTACACAAGTGCGGAAGACATGCTCATAGATCATCATTCTTTCTGAATGAAAATCTGACATAGCTATTAATAGTTGATACTGTTGTGCCTGTTTCACATTAGGTAGGCGAAATACAATCTCTAGATCCCCAAGCTCGACAGCATAAAGATCGACATCTCTCTTTTCTATAGAGTTTAATAAGGTTGTAAGACCTGCCATACAGACCTCTTATACTTTTAGTACTAGTTGAGCAATATACATCTCATCAAGGAACATACTCTGCATCTTGATTTGTTTAGATAACATTCCCATCATACCAGCAGGATCAGATGATTCTTTGATTGGATCTGATTGTGGCCATAGAACACATCTGTGATAGATATCTTCTTCTCTCTTGTGTTCTGGTAGCTGCTCATATTGAGGATTAGCTTCCATCTGAATCTTCTCTTGTCTCTTTAAGTACCTGAAGAGAAAGACTCTTTCTCCCATGTGAAGCATGAATAAGTCTCCATGCATTTTCTTCCATTGGATTAAAGTTTCAACTGGAGGACAGACACCTGTAACATCAACTACAAATTCATATAGCTTCTGACACTTTTGTTCTGGTGTAAGTTCTACTTCTTCTTCCTCAGTTTCTTCTGTCTCTGGCAATGGATCATTGTCTGGACCCATATTAGCCACAGGCATGTCCATAGGAAGCTCTGCTTTGGGATCAGGCATAGAGAATCCAGCTGCCGCTTTGCTCTTAGCTGGTGCTGCTACAGCAGCTGTTGGTGTGGTTGCAGCTCCAGTAGGCGCAGCAGTTAAGTCTTTTGTTTCTTCTGGCATGTGAATTACTCCATTCATTGCATTGATGTCTTCAGACATACTGAAGGCACCTGGGTTTTTTGCGCCATATACACTTTCAAAATCTGCACTACCTTTTGCTTTCAGTTGTTCGGCAACAGCAGCCTGGTCGGCAAACTTTCCCCTAAGAGGGAGACGCTTCTTCTTTTCGTTCATTTTAAAACTCCTTGTTTTGGTTATACTACGTTCTTTGCTATAAACTGATATACCTCTGCGACTGGTTGGCCATTGGGGCCTATGTCCTGATGGACAGAAGTGAAAGATACATCAAGTAATTTCTTGACTGTGAAATTGGCGGAACGCTTATTTGTGTTCCCATATGTGATCCAGATGTCTATCTCTGGGTATTGATCGGCTCTTCGGTGGGTAAGTATGACATCGTTCATCTCTTTAGAATCAGGATCGCTTTCAGAAAAATCACCTAAAGTGAGATTGTTTGAATTGAAAGAATCTCTTTCATCTGGATGATTAGCATCTGTGCCATACCATATAACGTCTTGGAATGTTTCAGACCAGTCTTCAAATTGACTGTCATCTAAACTTCCTAAGTTCTTAACGAACTTATTATATTGTGACTTAGCAGGTAAAGGTCTTTTGTTTGACCACTGCATCATCTGTTCTACATTCGCTTTTTGTGTTCTTGCTCCATTAGCGGCTCTTCCATATTCAGCCATTTGCAGGAGCTTACTATCTGCACCATCAGCATCATTATAAGTAAACTTATTATTTACATTACCATTTCTCTCATGATAACGAGGGGTTGTGTTTGTTTGGTTAGGAGGTAGTTCTCCTCCAGCTTTAGCTTTTCTACTCAAGAATCTTTGCATTGGCCAGAATAAATAACCAGCCTCTTTAAAGTTAATAACAATATTGCCTTGCACGAATACCTTACCGTCTGAAACAAAGGAATAGTATTGGCTAGCATAGCCATAGATAGGTGTCTTAGATTGCTGTACATTGAATTGTATTCTTTGTGCAGTATCAATCAATACATCACCGATCATAATATTTACCTGTGAACCAGAGTAATAGTCATACTCGTATCCAACATCACCTATTTCAGGTGAGCCTATATATGAACCGTTTTCATTTTGAATAGCCATTAGATAAATGGGTTCCTTCTATAAACATGACCGTTTTCAACGTATCGTTTTTCTTGAAGCATGTCAGAAGCTGTCGCTTGCCAGTCCTCTGATACACCTTGGTTGTCTATTTCTCTCTGTGCTACTGATCTCATTGGGTCAAGGTCCCTTGCTACATACTGCATTGTAGTCTCTGAATAAATATCCTCTATAGAGAATGTACCACCTTCGTTGAAAAATTCAACCCCATAAAGACTCATTGTTGATATTGCACCATATTCGTTAGCAAAAAGCAAGGTAATATCTAATGGAGGTAGTTGATCAGGTATCATTGTAGTAGCTAAATAAGGATCAGTGTCCGTTGTTCCTGTATTTTTATATCTTAAGTTTAATTTAAGAACTTCATGTAATACATGCTCATAGAAAACAGTGAAGACCATAGAACCACTTATTGTTCTACCACCTCTAGTGAATCCTCTGGCATACACAGAACCCAAGCTCCTCACAGGATCTTTCTCTCGAAAGACACTCCATGAGAAGGTTTGGATTTCTGCTAATACTTTTGAGGTTGGTGCTTCTTTTATCTTCTGTAAGTTTTTATCAAGCTCTGACATCTCTTCATACAATAACTTCTGATATTGGAATGAAGCGCCAGTGCTTTTAACAACAGCATCATCATATCTTTTCTGCAAGAAAGCAAGATCACCTTCGGGATCGATCTCATAACCAAGATCACTACCGCCAAGTATAGCTTGTGCTTTCTTTTCCTTTTCGATTTGTTTCTGTAGTTCTGCTTTTTGTTTCTCAATTGCTCTAATCCCAGCCTTGTCCTCAGGGTAATGTACAATTACTTTGATGTCAGCTCCAGAGTAACTGCCGTAGTTCATCATACTTGAAACAACCATAGGGCTGGTCCCACCACCGGCAGCATCTGAATCAACAAATCCGCCGAAGTGTCCACTTTCTTTATTGTATCTAGTCATATTTAGACCTCAGAGATAGGACTAGGATTTACCTAGTGCAAGTGAGATTATGGGTTTACGTTCTGCATGCTTGTGTGCTTACCTTGAGAAGTCCAAGGTAGTAGACCGTGAGCAATGTATGTGAAACTATGCTCTGAAACGATATCATCTACAGATACACCATATCCATTGTTCATTAATTCTACGCCAAGAATCTTCATGATAGCTAATGCACCATATTCATTGGCAGCAGCAAGAACAACGTCGAACGGAGGAATTTGATCTGCATACCATGGTAGTGCTTTTCTCTGATCTGAACCTGCTGTTGTTATTTCAGACTCTTGCAAGCCTACAGCATTTCCAGGAGCATTAACACTGCCATCTCCAGCAACAACACTAGTGTCAGAAACACTAATGTTCTCGCCTTGGGTAGAATCATATTCAGGACGTAAGTCATCGATGTCCGACAAGAAGAATAATTGTCTTGACGTATCATCTTGATTTGCTAATTCCCATAATAGTGGCTCTGCATCAAATTGAATGAATACCATTGAGCCAGCAATACCACGCTTACCACGAGCGAATGCTCTAGGGTCTGCGCTTCCCATTGTATAAATAGGTGCTTTTTCTCTTGAGACAGAATAGCTAATTCCTTGTAGAGTACCAATTACCTTAGTACCAAAAGTAGCTTTGATGTCGATACCAGAGAAGCTATTATAGCCACGAGTGAATTCACTTTGTTGTGCCATAATTTCTCAACCTCCTATGATTTCGCTAGTGAAACCGTTAGTGTAACTTGTCTCAACTCAAAAGCTGGGACTAATATTAGATTAATATCCGCTTTACCCTGAATCTCCTGTTGAGGAGTTTGGATAATGCTGAATGCTTTATAGTCTTTCAAGTAACCTGCTTTTTTAGCTGCAAGTAATACTTTCTCGATAGCAGTCTTCATCTGTGCTCTAGTAGCATCAGTCATACCTTCACCCAAGAATGGGTCAACAGCATTTCTCACACCGTCAATTACTGCTTTAGCAATACGACATGTAGACAGTCTAGTCCAGTCAGAAGACTTGAGTGCAGCAGTAGGACCGTCAGCAATCTTAAGACCATTAGTCTTTTGACGAAGCATAACATAACCTGTACCTGCTAAGCTATCAATTGCTCTAAGACCAAGTCTATAAACGATAGAAGCATTAGATACTGTCTTGTTAGTTGTCGCACTAGATGGATTCATATTGAGATAGAAAGCAGCATAAGATGTAGCGAATGCACCAGGATAAGAACTAGCACTAAAGCTATTTCTTAATAGTGGATAGTCAGCAGTAACAGACATATATTTTCCTAAGTCAACTGGGACTTCGTTTCCATCTACGATTTCAGTACCGTCCATGAATTTTGAATCAGTAGCAATAAATCCGCCGCCAAAAAGACCAGCTCTATGATCTTCTCTACCAGCCATAAACTTGTTACCAAGTAGACCAGAACCATTGTCACCAGAGCTAGCAACGTAATAAACGTTATTAACTGTATCTAATGTCCAGGTAGGAGCAGTTCCTAACCATACAGCTTTATCAGCAAGACTGTCAGAATTAGGTGGAAGAACACTGATAACACCAGTAGCGTCTACAATGTTTGTACTGTATTCATACAAGAATCTACCAAGCTGATAACCGAAGTTAACTTCATGAAAGTCTCCATCTACAAGAGTAGTTCCATCAATCTTCTTGTCATAATCAGCAAGACCAACTGTTGGGAATAAATCAGCAGTAAGACCAGATGCAGCAAATCTCCACCAGAACTTAAACTCTCCTAAATATTCTTCAACATAAACCATACCTAGAGAATCTAAGTCTGTTCCAGGCTTATAAGCTCCAGCAGTAGGATATGTATCATCTGCTCCAGCATTTGACTCAGGTGGTTTAGGACCTAATGGGTTTCCTTGATCAATTGTATTTAGGTCATCTAAATAGATGTCCATAGGTACGACTACATCAAAGTTAGACTCTTTAGCATGCTCATAAGCAGTATAAAGCTTTTCGTACATTTCCATACGAGAAAGATTTAATCCATCTGTTCCAGCAGTATAAGATGTTCCTGCATATGAAGAAGCATTGATGTTTTCAAAGTCTTCATAACTAGAACCAATTGTACCAATGTCTACTCCGCCACCAGCAGCTTTGTAACCACTAACGATTACTTCGCCTCTGTCGAGAGGAGCTGTAGCACTATTGTCATAGACAACAAGGCTATCTGAGTTACGGATTACAACTAGACGATCAGTTGTGTTGTCATATGCAACAGCATAATTAGCACCAGAATCTTCGTCTTGTTCTTTAGTCTCTATAGTATAACCTGCATTACCAGTACTATCTCCGATACCGGAAATACTAGCTGATGTACAGCCAATTCTATAAAGAGCAATCTCTTGTGCACCTGCAGCTTTAGCTTCCCACATTCCTCTAAGTAGCGTACCATCGGTACCGAACTCAGACTTTGCAGCACTAGTTGAAGGAATAACAAAGAGTCTGTTACCGACACCTTTGCCAGAAGTTCCAATAATTAGTATCCTTGGAGCAGCAGCAGTTGCTTCAGGAGCTAGGTTACCGTCTTGTTTAAAAACAGGAACTCCAGCGATATTTTGATATTGAACGGATGTATCAACCATTCTTAACCCTCCTTAACAATATTTGTATTCACAACAATCTCTTTCAATTCTTGTGAACCAAACTGATAAATATCCTCTGTCTTTACATAAAACACTAGAGAATACTTTGATAAAGATAGTTCGCCAACATTCACAAGACCAATTCTCTCTGCACTCTCTTGGAGAGATAAGATTCTATTGACCTTGAAATACCACCGAAAACTATCCATTACGTTTTCAAACCAGAGAACTCTTTGCAGTGCTTGATAGTCCGTTCTGGCATATATATTAAAAACCACATAGTTATCAAAAGAGCGTCCCATTGTCACAAGCTTTTCAGAAGGGTGCTCTGGATGCTGTTGTATAGACCTCACATGATGTGTTCTTTCTCTGACAGTATTAGTTCCAGGTGAACCTTGTCCATGTTGTCCTGGACCTCTGCTATCAAGGTAAAAAGTTATAGCTTCAGTATCAACTTCAGCTTCATCAGGTGGATCTTCCCCAAGGATCATCAGCCTTTTATCCTCAGGTATATTCTCAGTTTCTTGACGGCTCCATACAACATTTTGAACAAGTTCAAGATATTTAATTATATTACCGCCAGCAGGAGCAGAAGCTCCAGAAGAGTAAAGATTACGTAGGAATCCATCAAGCGCAAGTTTCATATCCGCTTCATTCATCCCTCTTACATCTGGGACTTTAGTTATGTTGTCTATTTTTGACGCCATACCAAACGCTCCACTCTCTTCTTTCTTTGGCTCTTATCTGCCAAAATTCAACACGACCACGATCAGCATTGAATGTATCTGAACTAAGTATATCATATACTTTAATTCTTTGTACTGGTTGCAAAGGACGACCCTCTTTATCGAGAGCAACCTCTACTATATAGTCAGTAGGTTCTATATCTGCATTCCATTCAAAATAGAAAAGAACACCTTCAAATTCCTTTACTTTTCCTTTACTTTTCCTAAATGCATCATCATTTCTATAATACACTATTTTGTACTCATCCCAAAAATAACCATGTCCATGACAGTATCTACAGAAGAAATCTCTATCTGGTTCGTCTGTGATCTTGTTCCTACAGGGACATCTCATCAGTTCACCATCTTCATCTCTTCTCATTCTACGTAATAAACCTACGTTACCTTTGGCAATTTCATCTTCCGCTCCATATAAAAGTCGAGAAAGTTCTTCTCTTAAATCAAGTTCTATCTTTGAAGATGTACCTCTATATGGTTTAAAAGCATTGCTTGTCATATCTTAACCTCTTCCTCTTCCATTTCTGCTTCTAAATGTCTTCAAGTCTCTACGACCTGAAGCATATCTAGTGCTGTTACCAGCACCTCTATTACTCACACCTATACCTGATGTAGGTTCCCATTGTCTACTTACATATATAGCATCTTCGGCGTTAGCGCCTTTAACACTAAACTGAGGTTTGACTCCAGTATATAAACCTAGTTCTCCACCAGACTGGACGATTGGTAGCCATGTCATCGCACAGTTCTCTAATTCATCCAAGGCTCTTTCCAAGTCATTACTATTTCCACCACGTTGTACCTTTAAGTCACCGAGTTCTTTCATCATTCTCTCTCCACCGATACCGGTGAGTAGAGCTTTTACTAAAATAGCTTCAGCTAAACATGTTGTATATTGTTTTCTCGCCCATTTAAAATTCTTCATATTTTTAATAGTAGAACCATAGGTGAGAGCATCTGCTTGAAGACTAGCTTCTAAGATGGCAAGCATAATAGTTTCATCTGGAACATCAGCAATTATATTGCCAAGGTCCAATTGGATTCTTCGTAGACTAGTATATAGTGGTGTATAAGCTGTAGTGAAATAAGATGTAAAATCATTTGGTAAAGCATTACCATCTGTATCTGTGATTTTGTCAGAAAGTTCTAAGATAATAATATTATTAAGATAAAGTTGGCCTGGCTCTAGAGTAATAAGAAGTCTAGTAGTTGTCTCAAGAGTAGCCTCAAAGTCCAACTCACCAGTAGCCTGAAACATATCGTCATCACCATTAGATACTTCAGAATATACATTAATGGCATCCCCAGCTAAAGTACTTCCATCAACAGCTGCAGAAAAATCAACAATAATTGATTCTCCTACATAGGGATCATCACTGATAGCTATTCCATACTTACCATCTGGAGGTGTAACTTCAGCCACACCGAAACCAGAAGAAGTAAACTGAACACCACTACCAACGACATTTGTTAGTACAGTATCAATACCTGTTGTTGAGCTATCAGAAGGAGGAGTTAGTATTGAGCCGCTTCCAGTAGAGAAGGTCCATTCATAGTTATTAGGAAGTACAACGTGTGGTACTACGACCACATTAAAAGTATCTCCATCTACAAAGGTTCCATCTTTGCTACATTCGACATAGAGTCCATGTTCTAGTTCTCTAACACCAGTAGTTGTTATACCACTGTATGTTGTTAGAGGGTCCATATCGTTCCACCAAATATATTCGGCAGCACCAGTGGCACCATTAGAAGTGATCTCTATTGTATAGCTTGTAGAAGATGATCCTGTATATCCTCCTCCAAAGAGGATAGTAGCATCTCCAGCTGTGACTGATGTAGGATCAAAAACAGTTCTAGTCTTTACACCAGAATCAAAATCATCATCCGTATCTTCATCACCAGCAACAAGAACTTTATAATCAACATTAGGTTTAAGAGGTTTCTCAGGAGTAAATAAGGCTACAGTATTCCACAAAGAACCGTCACCTGTAGTATCTTCTACATCATCTTCAACTGTTCCACCAGAAGCATTCAGTCGGACAAAGGTAATCTCACCTTTAACATATCCTTTGAAATAAGGAGAAGATAAAATATCTTCATCATCATGTCCAGGTACATCAAAAGGAGTTATGTCTAGAGGTCCAAAGACCGGAGCTTCATCTGGTCCAGTAACAACAATAGTACCCGTGTTTAATGAATCGAGATCCATTTCTTGGTCAAATTCAATTCTGATCTGACCTCCAATAGGGATACCTTGTGCTGATGGTGCAGGATATACATTAATGATACTAGGAGTTGTTGCCATTATTAATCTTCCTCAGTAATTTCAAAACTGTCTGCAAGAGTAATCTCTTCTGAGACAGATTCTACAGTTGGTAAAAATTCAACATCTAAAGCCTGTTGCATTAAATGTTCTGCACTCTTCATTGATTTCTGACGGTTAGCTTCTTTCTTTAATTTCTTAAGAAAGTCATGACCATCCTTAACTTCAATTGTAGCATTATCTGCTTCAAATTTAAAAGACTTCTCAGCTTTATCCATCTTCTTTTCAGATGTTTCTTTAGAGAATACTTTTCTAGTAGTCTCTTCCCCATCAACAGGAGACATAGAGACAACTTTTTCTTCAAATAACTGCACTACATTGTTTTCAGACATATCTTACTCCGTAATTTTGCTTTGAATTGCCAGAACAATACCTTCTCTATTATGGCCATTCATTTCTAATTCCAAACAAGCATGAAAAAATAATAAATTTTCAGTATTATTTGGTAAGTTTCTTAATGTCTTTTTAACTGTATTTCCATTCTTAGTCAAAAGAATTTTTGCATTCTCGTAAACCTCTTCTGTGATCTCTTCCTCTCCTTGTCCTTCTTCATCTTCTTCCTCTTCAATAGGAATAGTAACTGAAACAATTTCAGGTAGAGCATCTTTTTCTTCATTGATGTCTTCAGTAGAAACAGTATTCCCGTCAAAGACATTGATATCACTAAGGTTGCCTTCTAATAAGTTCCCATCGAGATCTATCAACCTAACAAACTTAGCATTGATAGAATGATTAATCACTTCTTGTTGTTTGTCAGAAAGAGCATCAATATTAATCATGGGACTTTCTTTTTTATCTTTACTTAAATAAATTGGGTGTAAGTTCCAAAAAGGATTTGGATCTCTCAATTCAATCTTTACTAATCTCATTCTTTTCTCCTGTGTTTTTTCGTGTCATAAACAAAAGGGGAGAAGACACAACTGCCTCCTCCCCTTCCTAGCTACGCCTGATGAGAGACGCTTATTAGAACGTAATTGCTGATGTTACATCAAGCTCGTCTAATGAACCAGCTGAGCTGATTGTAGGCTGAACTGGAAGAGCAATCTCGTTAGGCTTAACAGCAACGTTTCTAAGAACGCCAATTGCTAATCCATCTTCGTACATTGCGAACGCATAACGTTCTTTCAGTTTAACCTTCATGATGTCCGCAGACATATCTTCCCACTGGTCGATACTTACATCTTCATCCACAACAAGTGCACCAAGGTTAGCGCTATCAAAAATCATGATATCGCAAACTTCTTTTTCTTCATCGAATGGTACGAATGGAGAAACGAGTACACGTAATGGATAAGGGAAGTACCCTGGGATAACAGCAGCGCTTTGCAAGTTCTGATCGAACTCGTTAGCGTTACTTGGATCTGTTGCAGTTTCCCCAGCAGCATTGTTTCCTGGTGTGTAAGAGCCGTAGCCACCTTGCATACCTTGTTTGCCTTGGTTCGCTGCATCCCATGGACGACCTGCTTGAGGCATATTGCTTGGTTGGAACCAACCGCCATTACCAGTATTTTTGGCAATAGTCTGAAGCAATGGATCAGCCATCCACATGGACCAAGCCATTGGATGAAGCATGATTGTGTCAGGGGTGTAACCCTGCATCATGATATGGCTGTATGCTTTTAATAGATCTTCCATACGACAAGAACCGTTTCCAGTTCCAGTCATTGAACGACCTGTGCATGTACCATATACAGATTCTGTAGGATTAATATTGTCAAAGAGTGTAACACCCATTGCGCTAATATAGTCCATACCTTTTTTCTCTTTATGACGATCTAGACCTCTACGGCCCGCACGGATGTGCATATTCATAACGTCATACTGAGAGTACTTTTGCATCTCTTCCGTGATCTTGAACATGATACCAGTCTTACCAACATTGATTGTAATGCTACCAGGAGCAACATTCAAACTCTGTTCTGGATACTGTTGACCTTCTGCAAGGTCAAAAGCTGTCATTGCGCCAAGAGCTGGAAATGTAATTCTAGCTGCTGGTGTATATGCAATACGATCCAAAAGAGATGGCACGATTAGCATCGGCTCAACAGGTTCACGGACGATATCTTCGATAACCTTAGGCATCCAAATATTTGCTGTTGGAGTAGCAAGTAAGTCTTTAAACTCAACCTTGCTTTGTGTAGGAACATTGAATCCATTGTTCTTCCATGTATCTCTAAACAGGGCATATTTATCAGCAAAGGCTACTTCATGATTGAAATTTTTTCCCATGATAAATCCTCCTACTATCGTAAAATTAAGTTAACAATTGCCATCTTTTCAGCTGCACCTGCATAGGTAAGCTGGTCGGTACGTCCACCAGTAGCAGAACCAGGAGTTCTCATATTGGCAGCAGAGTATCCGCTGAAAGCAGTTTTAACTTTGTCTAGTGAGCCTTTAGGATAGCTGTTAGTACCAATTACTTGGCCAACTACACCGAAGACGTGATTGTCGATTGCTTGTTCTAGCTGTCCAGAAATTACAGTATTATCTGCCTCAGAGTCATACTCAGGGTCAGTGTCAAAAGGTGCGCCAGCAGCGTCATAACCTTCAGCATTTGCAATATCTAATTCAGCTTTGATCAAGTTACTATTCTCATCATAAGTCAACATATCACCATAATCGATGTTTCCAGTTGCGCTCATGTATGTAGTGATCTGTGCACTACCTGCGGCATCTTCATAGTTGTAGTATGTGATAGTATCAGATACTGTCCAACCTGTAGGAATAGCGTCTCCGCCAGCTTCATACAAGAAAAGAATACCAAGGTCATAGTCAACGAAGAAGTCGCCAGCAGCAGCAATGCTACTTACTCCAGCTACTTTATTTAGCAATTGACTATTGCTGTGAGTGATTGGGCTGTCTTGTGTAATGTGTGCAAGTGGAAACTTTGCAAAAACATAACCAACGACATTAGCATCATCTGCAACAACACTAGATAGTCCAACTAGACCATTCAATGCTGTAGAACCAAACCATCCACCTGTACGAGCAGAAGACCAATCGATGGAACCAGCTGAATTAGCTAGATTGCCGTCCATAGTTTCTGTAGTCTCAACAGCAGGAACAACAGGTACAGTAATTACATAGTCACAAGTGACAGCTGTAAGAGCCTGTGGTCTGAAGTTATGCTGATACAACTTGCTTGGGTCCCAATGATCAGAACCTGCAGCTTTGTAGTAGTTGTAAGATGCTATACCAATTGGCTTGGATACTAGATCCATAGCTCTTTGACCTGGACGAATAAGTCCACGTTCAACAAGAGCTGCTGTAACTTCAGTTTCTGTATAAGAAGTAGCTGCAGTTACTAGCTCGCCAGTAGTGAGGTCAACAACGCTTTGAGCGGCATCGTCACTAGTATAGGTTAAAATTGTAGTTGCGCCAGACTTGTTAAAAGCCTTGCGTAAACCAGCTGGAACCAGGTGTCCATTCTTATCTTCTGCTACTACTTTACCTGCGCTAATTGTAATCCAATATTCTAATTCATATTCATATCGGGCTACTGGTAGCCATGGTGCAGCAAATGACTCAAAGTGTGGACGTTCGCCTGGAGAGTACTCCACGTTTGGAGTAACTCGGCCCATGCGGTCCCAAATTTTGTGATTAGGAACATATCCTCTTGGAATTGACATGTTATGTTACCTCCTAAATTATTCAGCGTCTTTCTTATCCGCTGAAAAGCTTTCGAATGTTAAATCTCTTGGGAACAAGTCGAATGAGTTCATTGTATCATAAATACGCTTTGCTCCCGAGTTATCTCCGTGTTTTAAACAATCTTTGATGTTATCAATTGCAGCCTCAGCAGCCTTAGAAAGGCCCTCTGAAAACTGTTCGTTGTCTCCATCTGAATTGATTGTTGGGTCGTCAACAGAACTGTCTGGAGTATTTGTCATACCATCAGTCAATTTTTCTGTAACAGCTTTTAAATCAAATGTATCCATGATAGAAACGCTTATTTTATCAATGTCAGAATCTTTCAATTCTGTAGTTGCAGACTCAAGGTTATCATACTTCTGTGTCAAAACGCCAACTAAGGCAAGTTTTTCTACTTTTTCTGTATGAAATTCTGCTCCAAGCTTCACATATTCAGTTACTTGATCTTCGTAATCAGTGTAAGCTCTTCTAAGCTCACTACGTAGAACAGATAGAATATCCTCTGCTTTTGTTAGCTCATCACGAGCTTCGCCAAGTTCTTTCTTTGCTGCGTCTGCTTCTTCTGTTTTCACAGCACAGTCGCTACAAGGTTTTACGAGAACTTGTTTTCGGTCAATCAATTCAAGCTCTACGGAATGCCAGAGAGTTCTTAACTCATCAGTTTCCATAGCTTTGATTGAATCACCAATACTAGTAATTTCAACTTCGCCAGTGTCTGGCTCATTGTTTGTTTCCTCTTTGCTGTCAGTGCCGAAAGCTTTTGCTTTGATACTTATTTGGGCTAGGATATCAGTGCGATCTCCTGGGCCTTCATACTTATCAACAAATCTTTTTGCAGCTGTCGCATGAGCAGAATCTGGAACTGGGAAAGTCTTTTCAGGACCACAGAAAGCTGATTCAGGAAGCTTAGTTAAACCGTCTTCAGAAATCTTAGCGTCAGCCGCTTCAAATTCTTCGTCAGTTAAAAGCTTCTCATCTTTCATAGCCTGAAGTTCTCCCCTAATACCATCACAGATCTCGTTAGCTTTAAGCTCTTCGTCTTTAGACAAAAGGCTCTTAGTAACATAAAGAACTGCTTTCTCGTCATCAATATCAGCTTCAGCTTTATCAGAGATGAATTTTTCTGAAGCCATAACTTTAGATGCATCTAGCATCAAAGCATAAGCTTCTTCATCTTTCATATCGGCATGAAGTTTCTTGATTGAATCAAAGAGTTTTTGCTCTGCATCAGAAAGAGTGACTTTTTTTCCATTTATTAACATGGGGTCCTCCTCTACAGAATCTTTGAATTGGAAAGTTGAATGTCCAGACTCAACTGAGTCTTGAGACATATATATAGTTTCGTTCTTGTCTTCGTTCTTGGTGTCGACAATATCTACGACGGCAAGAGGGTCACCTTTAAGAACAACCAAACTTGCTTCTAAATAATCGTGTACTGCAGGAATCCATTGACATGGAAATTGCATATCTCCATCTTCTTCAATACCATCAGCAAAATACATTTCTCCTCTTTCGTGCTCACACCAGCCATCTTTGGCTAGATTCTGTGCACAGATAGAACAGTATATTTCTTCTGGGGAATCAAAGTTTGTGGATATTGCATCGAGTCTTCCATCTTCTAGTGCTTCAACAGCATCTTTCTGTGAAATCTCGGCTCTTAATTTAATATGTCCTAATCCTCTATAGTCTTCTCTGTCAACAACACCAGTACGCTTTAGATTTCTCATAGCTTTTAACTGGTCTTTAACAGAAGCCTCTGGGCTTGTGAGAACCAATACATCTGGATTGCCTAATAGGTCTTGAGGAATAGTTGGTACGTATTCTCTTGCTAGTGTAATGCCAACAGGCATAGAGCTAGTGTCATGATGTGTAAGAATCTTCATTGGACTCTTTCCCACTTCAATACTATCTGTACCTGCTTCCATTCTAGAAGGAATATAAAACCTTGGGTTGTTTAAAGGAAGAGCAGCATGTGTAGCTTCCATATCGATGATAAGTTTTTTCTTACCGCCGGAAGCAAAGTAATCTTTAAACTCAGCTATCTCTTCTACCGTTGGTTTCGTTATTGAATAGTAATCTTTAAATGTAGCTTTAATCGCCATTAATTCAGCACTCCTTATTTGCCAGCCAATACTGTGCAAGTACAATTTGGATGAAAAGGCGGCAACTCATTATAAAGTATAGCATCTGAGTCCACAGAAAACAAAACTTGTCCATCTTCTAAACAACGTGGGCACTTATTATCTTTATTTTTCTTATTCAATATGTTGAGTCCTAAGCCTGAGAGTTTGGCTTTATATCCGCTGGCCTTACCGTAGTTAAAGGCTCTCATTATTTCACTGTTATCAATCATAGAAGCTCTATGCCTTAACGAATCAAAAACTAATCTAGATACGTTTGCATCTACATTTCTTAAGTTCTTGTCCTTGATAGTATTTCTTTTTATTGAATTAAGCAAATCATCCTTTAATTTTATTACATATTTATTAACATGGTCTTCGATTTTGCCATCAGCTTTGTCTACTTTAACATCCCACAGCTCAGCTCCAGAAGACTGGAGTCCTACTCTATAGGCTCTTTGAGCCATAGAAACTAGTTTATCTTTAGCTAGTGACATAGCACTGTCTAAAATAAATTTAACTTCCATTTTACTGTACCCTTTAGAAGCAATACTGTTATAGACGTCTGAGCTTGCCTTGTCAAATGTAGTTTGAATTGGTGGGTTTAGACTAAGCATAGAATTTAATTCTATAGGTTGATTCTTCATATTAAAAGAATCTTTATTTATTTTGGCAGAAGCTCTAGTACCATATTGGTTCTTAGGTTGGTTTTTATTAGCAACTGCATTACCACCTGCAGGTTGAGCATTCTTTTTAGCTAATGAAGCTGACACTGCTTTACCTTCTGGTGTTCCAGGCTCATCAAGAGCCTGAAGAATAATCTTATCTCTTTCAATAAGACCATAGTTAGTGTTAGCCCATTCTCCTTCACCTTTAGCAGTAAGCATTTGTTTCTTGTTGCTAGATGTAGGCCAGCCAGTACCAATGAAAGGTTCATTACCTGTCTCTATTCTCATCTCATCGTGAGTGATAGCATTCTTAGTAAAGATATCAACAAAGTGATTAGTCTTAGCCATTTGAGATTCGAAATCAATCTCTTTAAACTTCAGGTCTACCATATTAGCATCATCTAATACAGTGCCGTTGGGAAATGTGCTTTCAAGAAGAAGCTCCTTAATAATAAAGGCTTGAAACATATCTGAGAATTCTTTTTGGTCTGCTTTTGTGTCGTCGATAAGATTACGAGACATTGTTTGAGCAGTAGATCTATTAGCAGTTCCACCTTCGCCCATATCTACAGAGCTATTACCTAGACCTGTAAAGATACGTTGCTTGAAGTGTTCAATGATTCTTTCAACAGCAACTGGTGCTGGACCTGTTATCAGAGGTTTAACTTCATGTCTCTCTGGTGTAACCCAGCAACCATCAGATGGCATCTGAGATACTTTAAGAGCCACATCGTCTACTTCTGTATTACCATCAGCATATGTAGCTGCTGGATTCTTATCTGTACCGACTTTATAATGGAACAAAGGAAAAAGGTGTTGATATACAAGTAGTTCTACGTTTTCTTCTATTCTTCTCAGCGCACGAATATCATCTTTAACAGATACTATATCAGGAGTACCTACAGCATATCCTTCACGTTTATTAAAACAGAAATGTATAACGTCGTCAGGATTAAACTCTTTAGTCTCTTTCCCAAATACTTCTTGATCATATCTTTTGACTTTACCATACTCATCACGTTTAAATCGTACAGTCTCAGCTGGTAGCATGAAATAACCTGCAACTGGATTTAGTTTCTTTCCATTAGCAGTAACACGTATCTTCCCACCAGAAGCTTCCTTCTTACGGACTTTAACCCAGAAGGCATTACTAGTCCTGACTAGAGAAGCTATGGTCTGTCCTATAAACACTTTAAAGGGAACACCTGTTGCTTCTTCCATCTGGCGAATACGTCTCTTGATATATCTAACTCTCTCAGGTCTTTTACCTACAAAGTCCCATCCTTCTTTAACAAAAAGATTCTTCTTGTTCTTGAAAGCTCTTCTTGCATATGATTCTGTATCTATAATACGACCACATTCAGCAAGGTCCCATTCAGGTCTTTCCCATCTTAGAGATGGTACTCTAGATCTACCAACATTACTGGTATACGCCTTTACCGGAGAGGGAATAACTTTAGGGATTATAGCTTTTTTCTCTTTAGGGAATCCATCATTCTTTGGATTCGCATCCAGTGGAATTTCCTTCATCTTTGTTGTGGCCATTAAATATTTCCTCTTTTCTCTAAATCTGCAATCCACTTTCTGACTTCGCTATCGTCTTCTGCTCTAACGTTTTTAAAACAATTCTTGATAACAGTACCTCTAGATACTGGTTTCTCTTGTTCTGTTACGTTAACAGAAAGTGTACTATCTGGAGTCATACCTTGAACAGTCTCTGTGTTAGCTGTTGGTGCAGATGCACCCAGCTGAGCTGATCTATCGTCTCCAGGTTGCGTTATGCTTATTTCACCGTTAGGATCTACATTAAACTTAACAGCAGCAGAAGGGTTGTTATTTAACTCATCTTCTAGAATATATTGTAACTGTCCCTGATCAAAATTGCTATCTATACCACATTTTAAACCATTTTTCTTTATAGCTTGCATGATAGCTTTGATCATCATGATCATTTGTATAATATTAGATTTGATCATTGTAGTGTCAGATTTTTTAGACATCCACCCTATATCAGTTCCTATTAGATCATAAATCATTTGGGTCACATAAGTGAACCAATCATTTACGTATTGTACCGCACCTTGCAAAATATTTCTCAATTGAACAACAGAATTGACTAGAGCAGAAGGATCAAAGTACGCATCTGAACTTCCAGGTCTTCTTTGTTCCTCTGGAGGATAGTTTCCTTTATCAAACTCTCCACTTTTTGTAGTTTTCTCTGAATTAGGAATATCATCCTTGCTCCATTTAGTACCATTCCTACTATCCATAGTTAAAGGTGGTGGTACTAATTCTCTCTTAGCTTCTTCTGTTGCTCTCAGATCTTCCCAACGTCTATTTCTTTCCTGTCTCTCTTCTTCTGAGAAAGAAGGTTTCCATGCTTCTCCAATTTCTTGAGCAGCCATTTCTGTCTCTTCATAGGGATAATCAGGTCTTTCTGGATTATATCTTTCTTTATCAGGTGTTTCAAAGGCTTGCCAGTCAAAGGCACCCTTAGAACCTGCGTATTTATTATCTTTATCGACACCAAGCCCAACGCTTGCAGATTGTTCAGCAGACATGTTTTGATGTCCAAATCCAGCAATATTTAGATTTAGCTCTCTTGACATTTCAACACCTGCAAAAGGTGTTTCCATATTCTGAGCTAACATAATAACTTCATTCACATGATCTATAACACAAATCATAGGTCCTAGAATTAATTGAGTCCACATATCTAACCATTGAGATAGGCCATCAAGAAAAGGACTAAGGACAGGTCCGACTAGTTGAATTATAAAATCAATATTGAATTTAATGTCTAGATTAATCTTAGCTAAATACTGTGAGAGCAATGCAATCATTGCCAGTAGTTGACGAGGGCAAATACCGGTAAACAGATCGAGCAATTGACAAACATCAATATATGCGCCAGGATTATTGAATAGTGTTTTAATCTTATCTAGAATATCCATTCTAACTTTGATATTCATTAGATGAATCTCTAGAAGATCACCGCTAGGTAATAGAGCACCAGCATCTAGTATCTCATTGAAACAGGGAATACATTCAGTTATCATTTTGCCAAATTCAGTAGCTTTATCTTTTGCTGAGGCTTCAGAATCGAACATAGCAGTATAGTCAAAATCTTCTTGTCTAGAGCGTAGACCATTCATAAAACTATCTGGATTGTCCATAGCTCCATTCCAATAGTCTAATGTTTCTTTGGAGTTTTCTTTAGCTTCGGTATCAAAAGGATTCTCTTCAGGTGCTGTTCTCTTTTGATGCATACCAGGATAATAATCCATTTGTTTTCTTACACGAGAAGAAAAGTTCTGTGTTGTCTGGACATCTTTGTAATGGTATGCAAGAGCATAATCTTCTTCAGCCCAATTAGTAGCTTCTCTTTCAAATGCTTGAATTATAATTCCATAATCATGATCAGCAAAAGGATTCTCTGAATTGACATTAATCAAATCGACAGTCAAGCCAGGGTTGTCAAAGGACTCTTTAAGCTCTTTATTATGGTTCTGAACATTTGTTTCTTTTTGTGTAAATGACATTTAGCCCCCTAATGCCTTATCCAAGATAGTTTTAACGGTTCTACCGCCACCATTCTTTATTAATTCTTTTTCAGTAGAGAGCGCTTGATTATTTGGATGAGGAACAGAAGCATTGAATGGAGGACTTACCGTTCCAGTACCCTTACCTTGACCAGGAGTGGCAGTACTACCAGTTCCTGCAGGGAATGCCACCTGAACACCTTGACCAGGGATTACAGTGACCTGAGTGTTCACAGGGAGATTACTGGGGAGCATCAATTGCTCTGCATCTCTACGAGTAACAAAGTCCTTTAATAATAAAGGAAATAATTTACAATAGATTATTTGATTAGCTGCTTCTTCATAAGCATCGTCTGGGACTTTAGAAAATTGCATCATAGTTAATTACCCCTTATCTGTTGGCTCAGGTAAACTTGCGTTAGTTCTGTCGTTTAGTGCTTCAATACATTTCTGGTACATCTGAAATGTTATTGTCTTCCCATCTGTACCAAATACTCTTTTGACAGCATCAATTACAGTCAGGTTGTCTTGAGCTTTTAAGTCTATGACCACAGTTTTACATCTGTCTGATATCTGAGCTTTTAGCTCTTCACACTCTTCTTCTATCTTCTTGTAACCATCTACAACTTGTTGAGCTTTTTGTCTTCTGTCATCAAGACCATTCTTTTCGAAAGAGGATTCTTCTACAGGTATATATGGATACAGGACTTCACGAGGATCATCTGGGACCCAGGTAGTACCTGTAGTTCCACCTAGTATATCTTTATCCTTTGGGGATAATACACTTTTTAAATCTCTCTTCATTAAACTATCGCATTCTCTGTATAGCTTACATTAATAACTATATCAGTTTTAACTTGAGCATCCTCATTAGGAGGGCATGTTTCATAATACCAAAAAGGAACATATGTTGTTGTATCTGAGCCGGAATCAGAACCGAAGTCATCAAGAGTTATTGATAGACCCCAGTTGATATCTTCCCATTCCTGTATTGAAGGCTCAGAAATACTTTCTGACATTTTGATACCCCAACCAGTTTCATTGTATGCAGTGTCTCCATAAGGATCAGCATCGACAAGATCTAAAGGCTGTACAATAACATTAGAATACCACAGAGCAGAATCATCATTTCTTACATATAATTGCCTAGTTATAACCGAACCTTTCTTTCCATCATGGATAGATGTCAAAGGTTCTAGTCCATCTTCGATATCTACAGACACCTCAATGAACTTATCATCTTCTTTATAATATAAACTTAATCCCATTGTTCCTCCTAAAAATTACTTCTGGATGGTCTATTTCTAGACACTGTACCTCTATTTCGTCTTCTTTGCAAGAAAGATGTTTTTTCTTCTTGCTCTCTGTCGAAATCCCAACCTCTACGGTCAGTCTTTAGTTTCTGAACTCCATTATCTACTCTTGCAGCAGCCATGCTATTAAAGGCTCGATTACTCTTAACAGGAGCATCTATTCTTCTATCTTCAGGAGTACTTTCTCTCTCTGAGATATGTTGAGGTCGCATATTAATATCTTTAATTCCAGTTCTTGGATCTGGAGCGATAGCTACATCTGTTAAATATGTAATGACATGTAAGTCATCATACTCTAGATGAAAAGCTACCAATGCTAAGTTTAACGCATCTAACCTGTGATCTCCAACTCTCTTGTCATCTAAAGCGTAAACTGGAGTCTTTGTAGGTGTATACCTGTCAATGATATATGCTCTTAGTTGTTTTTCTAGAACATCATCAAATGATGATATCTTAATCTTCTTCTGCTCAAACATACGTACAGAAGCATTAACCATAAATGGTTTAGCTGGCATACGGATATCTTCTCCAGTAACAGGGTCTTTGGTAGGAATAGAAGAACCAGCATCGTATCGCTTAAGGATATCTAATAATCTAGCTGTATCTCTATCTCCACCAGGTCTTCTCTGTTCATAAGAAGTTTTTCTTAATAACTCGTAGTTTGTAGAACCATTACCAGCATCAATGTATATATGATCAGGCTTCCACTTCCTATTTAATTCTAATAACTTAGCTACACCTGAAAGCTGTGTGAATTCTGAACCTGGAACTAATATTGATTCTACAACTTGGTATGTGGCTGTATGAGTATTATATCCAACAACAACAAGTTCAGTACCATGTTTTTCATTCCAGTCAGTACCGATTGTATACTTCCATGTAGCTATTCTTCTGATACCTTCATAATCATAAGGCATTAGAGCTGCTTCAATAAAATCTGTTCTATATACGCCGGCCTCAGAAGAACCCCACTCAGCCAAGAACTCATGTGTCCAGTCTTCTTCTGTAAATCTAGGTTTATCAGCCTCAACTGCTTTCCAGTGAGGTAGTACCTTATAAGAGAAATGAAACTCTATATAAGATGGGTCTTCTTCACAACATTCATAATAGGGAGTCCTGAATCCTGAAGGAGTAGAGAAACCCACAAGAGCTGTGTTCGGGGTCGTTTGTAGAATAGGAAGAACTGCACCAGTGATAGCTTTTTCATCTACATAGTCCATTTCTTCTAAATATAATCTATCAGCATCCTGTCCACGAATACCAACTGAAGAACCTTTACCTTTGGCACCAGCAGCAAAACCTCTTAGTCTAGCTCCATTTGTTAAACAAATTTCATACCATGGAGCACTAACATCTCTGGTAACCATATTGGCTAGAGCTGGATTAGAAGCTATAAACTCTCTAACACGATTAAAAATCTCTTCTGCATGTGTCTTTTGTGGACCTGCTACTACAATCTTTATGTTTGGATTAGTAAATAAGTAATAACAAATCTCTACACATACACTGTCTGTCTTTCCCGCACGACGGGAAATACGAAGGACCTTACGTCTAGAGGTACATCTAAGAACATCTGATTGATACCATCTAGCATTCCAAGGACTACCATCTGGTAGTTTCATATTGGCAGATGCCCACTTTACAATATCTTCTAATTGTTCTGCATCATCTCTTGCTTCTTGATTTGGAAGCATAGCTAACAGATCTGGATCTACGGGTTCTGAAGGAATACCAGTACAAGGTACAATGAATTTACCTTTCATCGATTTACCATCAGGACCTTTTATTCTCTCATATTTCTTTAATTGTTTTCTCACGCACTGATGACATACTTCTTTCACCTCATCAAGATTGAAAGGTAAAGAAACCTGTCGCAGATCTGCAAGTGTATCTGATCCCAGAACATCCATATTATTTTCCTTTATTTATGAACAAAGACAGCCTCTTGTCCCATCATAGACCTAGCTGACATCTGGCCTCTATTCATCAGCTGAAGTGATTGTTGTCTCATTGTATGTGCTCTCTCAGTTTGGAAAGGAGCAGTGTGTGCGCCCCATCCATACTTACGTTTTGCTCTCTCAGCATCAACCATTTTATTAGTGACACTCATTCCTGCTTCGGCAAGACCTGTGGCAGCAAAACTAGAAGCCATACCTATTAACATATTACCGCCAGATAAACCTGTTCCAATTGCGAAACCTACTTCACCAGCAACACCAGAGATAGCTGTTTGTACTTTATCTCTATGACCTTCTGCTTGATACACTGCATAACCAGTGAAAGCTACACCTGCAACTCCACCAAGTATCTCTCCAGCTGCTCTACCCATGACAGCTTTTACGCCTGTCTTTGGGTTTCTAGCTGAATGTAAAGCATCTTGTATTCTTTTATTACCTGGATGTAATTCGTCTAACTTCTCTAGATTCCTTATATATTCTGGACTGCCAACCCTTGCCTTCTTTCTCCAAGGGTTCTTTAGGGTATCTCCTGCAGAACGGGAAAAAACAGTAGCAGCAAAACCACCATGAGCAAAACTCTTAGGAAATTGCTGTCTAGCAAACATATGTACTTCTCCACGTATATGCTTACGCATTTGAGAGGAGTACTGTCCTTCTGTTTTCAACCAAGACTTATAGTTGCTTGTATCAACCATAGACCTTTCAGGCGAACCAACAGGATTTTGAGCATACCAATCATTAAATCCAGACATTTAATATTCCTTAATAACCGTTGTTAGAACCAATCATAGATGAACCGATGTGAGCTGCAGATCCAATACCTAGAGCACCAATTGCTCTTCCTCCCCATTTATTAACATTAACACGATTTTGACCGATGAAAGATGCTCCAGTTCCCATGTAACCTCTCATCTTACCAAGACCTTCGTAAGCTCTGCCTTGATTCTTAGTCATTACTCCAAGACCTCCTAAAGCTGCTTGTCTGCCCTTGGCTCTTCTGCCTATAGCTCCCATACCTCTTCTAGCAATCCTAGCTGGTCCTCCGTAGTGAGCCATAGCTCCGCCACCTACAACACCAGCAGCTGCACCAAATGCAGCACCTGATAATGTACCTGTTACATCTCCCTCGTTCATATATCCAGCTGCAGCACCGATACCAGCACCTTTACCTGCTCTACCTAGAGCACCTGTAGCCATTGATGAAAAAATTGACATTATAAATCACTCTCCTATTTAAATACCCATCAGGGTATATATGTCTATTATAATACTTTATTTCTTTATTGTCGAGCCATAATTTGAATGACCCTTACCTGCACCTGCAGCTGATCTTAATCCAGCACCTACAGCTGATTCTGATAATTTATTAAATCTCTTGTTTCTTTTAATAGCATCATTCTGTGCTAATGCCATAGATTGAAGATGAACTTCCTCTTTGTTACCCGCCTTAGAGAGAGAAGATGCAACACTTGCTAAACTCTGGCTTTCAGAAGAAGCAAACATATCCACATAAGCTTCTTTCTCAGGACTCGTAGGTGCACTCTGTGCAGCATCAAACTGAGCAGCAAAAGGGTCTCCTCCACCAGCAGCAGCAAAAGGATCATCAGCTTTCTCAACATACTGTATGCCTTCATCTACAATGCCTGCTTCTGCTTGCTTTGCTTTTCTCTTCATAGCTTCTTGTACCATTCTTTGGTCGTATTCTATTCCTTCTCTTCCTAATTTCTCAGCATTACCAAAGTCGATCATTCCGATCTCTTTCTTTCCATTATTTTCTACAACAAAGAAGTTACCAAAGTGAGTGTCTTTGTGTACGAAACCAGTATCATGTACAGAACCTACAGCTTTGTTTATTTCGCCCTCTAGAGCTTTAATATCATCTAGGCTCATCTTTCCTATCTCTGTGCCTTTGAAGACCTCCATATCAACGAACTTTTCTTTTCCTTGAAGGCCAGTTCCGTAAACAGAAGGAGCAACATTATGACTAGAAGCTATTTGAGCTGCAACTTCATTGTCTCCAATCTCTCCAACCTTTCTTGCGAATTGAAATTTCTGACCGTCATAGACACCTTCCATTAACATAACTTTACCGAACATACTCTCTCCGAGCATACCTTTTTGTACAGCAGCCTCTCTAGCTTCTCTAAAGGCTATATCTTCTGCACCATCGACTGCTGACATTGCCATTCTTCCCCACATATCCCAACGAGATGCGAATTCTTTCTTAAAGTCAGTGATACTTGCTCTCATATTAGCTGACATACCACTGTTAGGCATACCGGAGAACTTCTGTCCATTACCATTTCTAAATCTTTCGTAGATAGCTCCAGCTCTTTTGTTCCTTGCTTCTTTAGCTCCACCCCAGATACTCATTACAGATCTGATCATACTGCTCTTGTCTAAGTGTCCGAACTTCATAGAGTTTGTGATGTCACCCTGTTCGAAGCCAAGTATCTTATGAGACTTACGACTACTCATAGTTCCTTCTAAGCCTTGGTAACCTGATCCAAATTCAGTATATCTTTCTCTAATTCTTGCGGCCATACCACCGTGTTTCAATGCTTCAATTGTATTATGAGCATCATCTTTACCTGAGATAGGATTAATAGCTTTGTTAGATTGTATATTCTTCTTTTTACCATAGATATAATCATAGCTGTTTTTGGTCCAAGTCCTTTCAACACTCATGGCTTTCTCTGCTATTACAGGGTTCCTTTTAGTTCCAGGTATCAGGACTTCAGGTACTACCCATCCATCAGGATTTTTTACTAAGTCATCGTAATCTATACCTTTCCAGTATTTCCTACCCTTATCTCTAGCACTCTCCCACATCCCCTTAGTCATAGGTATGCCTTGATGTTCAGCTTCTGTCAATGCACTATCTACAAAAGAGACTTGGGTCTGATCTCCAAAAAATAAGTCTTTCTTGTTTCTCTTGATTTCGCTTACAATTGGTCCTTCCCACTTAGAAGTATTACCAACAGCAAAACCAGATGCATCTCTAAGATCAGGAGTCCAATAGGTAGATTCATATCTCGAAGGTCTGTGTGGAAATTCTTCTACTCGAATCTCTTCTAAGAATCTTTCTACCTGTTCTCTTCCACGAGATCTCTTTGCATATTCTTCAGGAATGTTATAATGTTCAGTGGCTCCATGACTAACACCTCTATATAAAGTGACATCATTAGAAGAAGCAACTTCATTTATCGGTTTATTAGAAGTAATCTTATGTATGGCTTCGTTAGAATTTATACTATGAGTAGGTCTATTAGATAAGACTTTACTTTTAGTTGTCTCTAGAGCATCGAAAGCAGTATCTAAAG